AGAAAAAGATGCTTATTCATTTTTTAATGTAAAAAAAACTGAGGAAGAACCACCTGCACCCTTAGTTCGCCCCAATGATTAGTGTCATTACCTGCACATACAACACGCCACCCGATGTACTAGCCCGAACATGGGCATCGCTCAAAAAATAACCCAAACTGAAGAGAACCTTGCTAGTATGCCACCATGCGCTTTCATGTAGTTTCATTGCCGCACACAAACACAACAGAAGACTTTACGGCCTGCGCCTACACGGAAAAAGTCCGCAAGTTCTGCATAATGATGAAAAATCTTGGGCATACGGTATACCTTTATGCCGGAGAATTCAACGAGGCTCCATGCGACGAGCATATTATGTGCATAACCGAGGAAGAACGACTAGAAGCGGTAGGAGGAAAACACTACTCATCTGCTTCTTTTGACTACACTCTGCCGCACTGGAAAAAATTCAACAAAACAGTCGTATCAGAGATAGGTCAACGGCTAGAGCACAAAGACTTTATTTGCCTTATCGCTGGCTATGCATCAAAGCCGATTGCTGACGCATTCCCTCAGGAGCTCAGTGTCGAATTTGGCATTGGATACGGTGGCTCGTTTGCTAACTACAAAGTGTTTGAGTCATACGCGTGGATGCATTCTTGCTACGGCTCAAAAGTTACTGACCCACATGCGCTTGATGGTAAGTTTTATGACACAGTCATCCCTAGCTATATCGACATCAACGACTTCCCAACACAGGACAAACCAGGAGACTACTACCTATATATTGGTCGCTTGATAGAGCGCAAGGGGTACCAGATTGCCGTAGAGGTCTGCAAACATCTCGGTAAGCGGCTATTAATTGCCGGTGCTGGCGAACCTCCTGAGTACGGAGAATATGTCGGAATTGTTGGCACAGAGCGTCGAGCTGAACTGATGGGCGGAGCAATAGCAACATTCACACCGACAATCTACGTGGAGCCTTTTGGCACTGTAGCCGTAGAGGCTATGGCATGTGGCTCTCCAGTTATCTCGACAGACTGGGGGGCTTTTACTGAAACAGTTATAGATGGGGTCACTGGGTTTAGGTGTCACACGTTCCAAGAGTTTATAGACGCTGCAATTAACGCGTCATTACTAGATAGAAAAGCCATAGGAGAATACTCGAAGAATAGATACGGCCTGGACGCCGTTGGTCTTATGTATGACCGATATTTCAGACGTCTTCAGACACTATGGGGTGCTGGATGGTATGAACTGGGAGAAGCTACTCAGTAGTTATTGCGTGCCATTTCCCGATAGGGCATTCTGCTGCTGCGAGTTTTGTCTTTAGCTTCATAAAGCAACCGCATTGGGTGCATTGCTTTGTTGTTCGCCTAAGATAAGGACACCGGTTGCAGATAGCGAATCGAGATTCTTCTACTTCAGCCGAAACATACTCTGTGTCACTTTTAAAAAAATCTAGTGGCGTTGGTTTTTTATCGTTTTTCATTTTTGCCACCTATGCACAGCAATTGTCGGTTTACGAAATTTCCCCAACCGCTTCAAAACCTTCCAGGTCCGGAAGAATAAACTCTGTTCCGTTCCACGGGGTTCCTTCTTTTACTGGCGGATGATTTATAAATTCGTGTTCTCCATCAAATAGGCTTGCGAATGTCACGTAGTCAGGAATGAATAATTGCGGCAACCCTCCAGGGGCATCCTGTCCCCTTGATATACACGCAACGGCTTTACCATTCTTCACTGCGACTATAGACATTTCCGGAGCAACACCGTCAATTTCTGAATTGTGCTGAAAAAGCATCAGCATGTAGTGGGTTCTTTTCATCGGTATTCCTTTTATATGTATCTTTCGGTTCTATACCTATACGTTATACGAAGATATGTTTCTGGAGTCTGACCTGCAGCCCAGTCCCCCGTGATTGTTCCACCTCCGATAACTGAATACCTGTTTGTATTGTTTGTTCCGACAGGCCAGCCTAAAGCTTCATTTTCGATATTGACATTTTGGTCTGCGTGGTCCCATGTCGCGCTTCTCCACACATTGTTTCCCGTACCCCAGGAGCTGCCGCCGTTAAGTGCAAGAAACGTCGACGAGCCGCCACCGGTTCCGGTTGAAGAAGTTGCAGAAGATAGGCCAACTGATGGGTTTCGTCCCGAGGTGATGGTGTTGATAACTGGGGAAGACTGAGAGACTCGCGCATAGACAATGGCACTTCTGACACTTTCTGTCGGAGTCGAATACCAGTCATAATATTTTCGAGTCATACTTCCTCCAGTAACGGTTATAGGTTCCGTATCCCAGGTTGTATTGGTGAACTCAGGCCAATAGTTTCCACTATCTGTAGTTAGCGACGCTGTAGCAGAACGCGAGTAACCTTCTGAGTTAAACGTTGTTACAGTTACAGACACCACCATACTGAGACCTATGCTAGTTGTTCCAGAATACCCTGGGTAAGTGGAGACATCTAGGGTTTGGTTCGCGGCAGTTGTCCAGTTGTATGTTGGCGGATTGAAGTTTTGTCCATAAATAAAATCACCACTAGTGGACACATACACTTCGGTTCTATCGTAGTTTTCGCAAGCTGTTGGTGAAAGGGTTATGCGTACTGGTCTCTTAAACCAAGTATTCGAATCATACCTATTTCCATATCCCGGCAACATTGCAATCGACACTCCTGGGGCAGCAAATCCAGGGGTTGACCCAGCTGACTTCGCAGAATATAAACCGTCGCCGGCAGCATTATATGCCTGTACTCGACCTTTTAATTCCGTTCCGTTTGCGACAGTAAAGGTGTAACTAGTGGACGTTGTTGTAGTCGTTCCTGTCCAAGATGCACCATCATTTGTAGAGTATTCAACCCTGTACCCACTAATCGCGCTTCCTCCATTGCCGGGAGCACTCCAACTGATTGTGAACCGCCTATCACCCGAAGAAGACGATGGAGTTCCAACCTGGTCAGGTGTCGTATACGGTGTTGCCGATGGTTCGTTGGAGCCTGCTCCACCTCCGCCTACGTTAACGCCTCTGACCTGAACTGTATATGAAGTTCCGTTAGCTAAGCTGCCGACATCCCACGGCCCAGTTGTGCCGGATAGCGAAATATAGTCTCCGTATGCGCTCCCGCCGCTTTTTATTCTGTATTGATACGAAGTTACAGCCCTACCATTCCCCGATGCTGCGGCGGATAATGTTATGCGCAGAGTTTGTGAAGATTGTCTAGCAACAGATATTGTCGGCGCGCTAGGAACAGTAAACGGAGTGGTGCTGGTTGATAGAGGGTCGGACTCCAAACCCCCACCTAAAACGTTAGCTGCGCGAAGTTTTACATAGTATTTCTGGCCATTTGTTAGTCCGCCAATTGTTATTGGCGACACTATGTCTACAGGAGAAAGGGATGTCCATTCTCCATACGTGACTCCGTCGTCCGTTGATAGCGCATATTGATAGTTTGTTATATCTAGTCCGCCATTAAAAGACGGCGTGGTAAAAGAAACTGTCAGCTGTTGATTCCCCTCGATAGATGACAGATTGGTTGGCAAGCCAGGAACCGTTCCACCGCCGAAGAAACCTCGAGCAGATTGTCCCCTAGATGACAGGAATGGCATGTTAGAACCTAGATTGACTAATGAATGCTGTGTATGCGTCAGTTCCGGTCTTTATCAACGTAATGGTGTAGCAATCAACAGAGCTGGCATTTCCGGATGGTGAAACATTTCCACCAAACCACTTAGATGTAACTGCCCCCGTAACTCCATCTACCGTTATTGACGAAAGCTTATGTGCGGAGGTTCCGTTTGTGGCGAACAAAGCAAACGTCACTGCCTGCCCTGTTGTCAGCATTGAGTTGAGGGTTGTTGACCCATCACCCCGTAGATTCCATATCCAGTTTGCTGAAGTGTTGGCCGTGAAGTAATGAACACTGCCGTCTTTGATATTGATGTCTACGGTGCCAGTCAGGGCAGTTGTATTTATAACAACTTTCTCAACTATTTCTTCTATTTTTGTTGTCCCTGATAAAGACAGGTTTTCCGCTAGTTTGCTGGAAGTTACCGCAGCGGCCCCTATTTTGTCGACCGTAACTGCTTCGTCGTCCAACTTCGCTTCAGTAACAGAACCATCTACTATTTCTGCTTCTGATACGGCCGTCATCCAGGACAACAGATAGGTATCTATTCCGGTCTTTGTCAAAGATGCTCTTGACCACCTATGGGTCAACGTTGTCAAAGAGCCTTCTGAGTTAATTACAACTGATGGAGCGCCAGTAATCGACAACGAGCCCGTGCCGCCATACACAATTTCTATTGAGTCTCCATTAGCAATAGCCAAACCTGTGGGTATTGTCAATGTAACTGGATTGGAGTTGCTGGTAAAGATAAGGATGTGACCGACGTCATCTGTCTCAAGAGTGTATGTAGACCCGGAAACTGTTGACACCGGGTAGTTGTATGTGCTCGCCTGGAGCGTATTCATCTGTGATGCCGTCAAAGTTTGACCGGCAGAAAATACCTGAAGAGCCATTTTTTCCTCGCGATAAGCGTTTTGCTAATTATACAACGCTGAAACTATGCGAAAATGTAGCTATTTTAAGAAGTGCTTGACAATTGCTGTACACGCCAGAACCACCCACAACACGTTGAACAGAATGATTGTGGGCAGCGTTTTTACAGTTGATGACCAAATCAACGCAATGCTGCTTGCTATCGCAAAAATATAAAGCCACCAAAACTGCTGCTCAAAAAGCAGGCCGGGGAAAATGATTGCAATCTTCGTTGCAAACCCCCAGGCTTCAACTGTATTAGCCCGTGTCCAGTATCCGCGTTTTGACATAGTTTTGACGGCATTGGAAACCGCATAAAAGAATTTCATTCTCCAACACTACACGGTGTCGCACCTTAGTTAACAGTCTGGCTAATGCTAAAATTAGCTACCGTCTTTTCTTTGGAGAACTATGCGTTTACATGTCCGTCGTGGCGCGTGGATTTATTTTGCGCTTATTTTATGGGTATCCGTAGGCCCCTTCATGACGGGCGCATCAGCACAATCAGAGCCAGGATTAACCGTAACCATTTACAACAACTTTGGCTACAACGGCTCTCCGCCTCTTCCAGCAGTATCCGGAAGGCCGTCTGTTGGTCAGATGACCGTTTCGAGGGTTGAGCAAAACTTTGACCAGTCTCCACCTTTTAACTTATATGAGGACTTCATTGTCCAATACGAAGGCTATGTGACATCTCCGGTTTCTGGGACATTTAATTTTTTGCCCACAGCAGATGACGGTACAAAGCTCTACATAGATGATGTTCTGGTCCAGAACGACTGGAGAGACAAGGGTGGCGGAGGAGCGGTTTCCGATGCTGTTACTTTTGAGGCCGGAGTTTCTAAGAAATTCGAGATGTGGTTCTACGAAAACGGTGGAGGAGCATGGACAACTCTTTACTGGAACATAAATGGTGGATGGGAAGTTGTTCCAGATAGCGCATTTACAAAACAAGTTGCCACCACAACCACTACAACATTGGCTCCGTATTTTAACCCTCCAACAAACCTAACCGCGCTTGTCGTTGAAGACAACCAGGTAAAGCTCACATGGGAGGCCGGAGAGCCAAGCAACATAGAGCCACACATGTGGAACATCACGTGGTTTGAGATGGATTCCGGAGAACGGAGCGGTGGTTGGGGGATTTGGACGTACGCCAACACGCTTACTGCCACTATTACTTTGGGTTCAGACACTTCTGGTTATGGGGACACCCAATTTACTGTTAGCGCGGGAACTGCTGCGTGTGTTGGGGAAGGGCAAGGCTCGTGTTTATATGGACCACCTGCAGTCACTGATATAAGCGTTTCTGTACCTACTACAACTACCAGCACTACAACTACGACCAGCACTACTACGACTACAGAGCCCGAGCCAGAAACCACTACAACTACAGAGCCCGAACCAGAAACAACTACTACAACAGAGCCTGAACCAGTATTGCCGGAGGAACCAGTTGCAGGACCAATTTCCCCTGAAACGACAGAAGTCGAAGTACCACAACAAGAAGAACCAACGGAAACGCCGCCAACCACAGACGCGCCGGCACTAGAAGAGGAAACGCAAGCGTCGATTGATGAACTAGACACAGAAAATGTATCTACCACCGCTTTGTCAAATGCTGTATCAAACATAATCGACAGCATTGCCAACCCTGACGAGCTAGGTGAAGCAGTTAATGACATATTAGATAAGCCTCTGACTGACGAACAATTCACCGCTGTTATAGATGAAGTCTTTTCTGAGCCATTATCCACTGAAGAATTAACAAACGTCCTTGATGCAGTCTTTGATGAACCGCTTTCTGATGAAAAGTTTGACGAAGTTATATCCACGGTTCTCGACCAACCCCTGACTGACGAACAATTTGCTGCCGTTATCGATGTTTTGGAGAACGACAGCATCACCGAAGAACAGGTCGCCAGTGCGGTCGATTCCGTTTTAGAAAACGGTGTTACAGAAGACCAGGCCACAGAGCTTGCCACGAGCGCAAAAGTCTTGGAAAGTATTGATGGCGAGCAGGCTGCTGAGATTTTCGCCGCTGTTGATATTGCCGAGGTAACCCCAGAAGAAGCTGCTCAACTTGTCGAGGCTGTCCAAGATGCCCCTGCGGAAGTTAGAAGTTCTTTTGAGGAAGAAATAAACGTCTTTGATGGGGTTGTTGACACTTATGTCCCACTTGACTCAAATGTCAGCGTAGGCGTACGTCGCGTCATAATAGCAGCTACTACTGTATTATCTATTACGGCATTACCTACTAGTCCATCGTCTGGCAGTTCCGGTGGAGGTTCTGGCGGTGGTTCCAGTGGTGGGCCGAGCGACAGCGGGAGAAGACGCAAATGAAATATGTCAAGAAACTTATGTCAACACTTTTAAGTGAGTTTCACGCCCTTGCTTGGACTCTTGCTGGAGCAGTAACCGTGCTTATTACTCTTTCTGGAGCAACCCAGCAGCAAGGTCTGTGGATAACCCTAATAGCGCTATGTGTGCATTTGTTCGGAGTCACATGCAAGGCGTTCTTTAATAAGGAAGATAATGAAAACAATTAAAACAATTAGGAATCTTTTTTTGTGCGTTGCTGCACTATTTGCTGTTGTTGCAGTGGCAGTACCCACGCAATATAAAGACGGAAAATTAATCGTAGGCAGTGTCGCTAAGGCTTCTGGGTCAGGCGGCCCGATTGTTCTCGACGGCATGGACCCAATCTGCCATGCTGCGTATAATGAAAACACCGACCAGTACATTGCAAAAGTAGTCAAAAGTGTTTACGACCAGTCTTTAATGCCTGGAAACAACGGCAAAATTGCAATACTCGGTACTGGGACAACGCCCGGTGGATGTGGTGGCGACTGGACATCTTTGTTAACAACAAAGTTTTTAACACAGTTTGGAACGCTTGCTTCAGGACTCCAGCCCGAGGTTCAGTTTATAAACAGCACTACCGACCTGAATGCTTTTTTCTCTTCCGGAATAACATCGACTCCACCGAAAATGCTATGGATTCCAGATGACTGGTCCAGAAGCGATGAGGTCAACTCAATATTTACTACTAATGCTGAAAAAATTGCTGACTTTGTTAACTCTGGCGGTGGATTGTTTTCCAGCTACAACCCTTATGGCTGGCTGACAGCGCTGCTTCCGAGTGCGGTTTTTAACCTTGGTGGTTGCAATGGTGGTCCAGACGCAACGGCTGACGGAATCGCGGATTTTGGATTGAGTAACTCAATAGTTGCCGCATGCTGGCATGGATATTTTACTGGAAACGTTGGAACACTAAAAGTCCTTGTTGACTATCCGTACCCAGACCCAACTAGCACTCGTAAGGCAGTTTCAATTGGTGGTGGCTCCGTATCTCTTCCTAGCTCATTCACTCTGGCAATTAGTCCTGCCAACCCATCAGCCGGAACTCCACTCACAATCACAGCAACAGCTCAAACAATTGCTGGAGCCCCACAAGCCGGAGTAGTAGTTAGCATGACTGTTAGTAGCGGTCCAGATGCTGGACGGAATTTTACTGCAACAACAAATTCTTCAGGAATCGCCACAATAACTGTAAATACATCTTCGACTGGAACAAACGTATATACGGCGACAGCCACTGTAAATGGCGTTGTCAAGACTGTTTCTACAACCGTCACATGGAGCCCTGCCCCCACTACTACGGCTGCACCGACTACCACTGCTGCCCCAACTACGACCCTTACCCCCACGACCACCCTCGCCCCAACCACAACAATTGCGCCTTCAACTACCGTCGCTGTAACTACTACTGATGTATCAACTACAACTGCTCCAGAAGTAGCAATAGTTGCGCCCACAACTACTGTTCACGACCACTCAACCCATAGCCATGGCCCTCTTCCAGCAACTGGGGCTAATGCATGGAGGCTTTATTTAATGGGACTTTGCCTACTATGCCTAGGTTCGGCTATTTATCTTTCCAGACTGCTTGTTAAGTATAAAAATTAACAACTATAAGGTTCACAGTGTTGTAAAATATAGCTATGCGCTCTCGCATACGTTCGCTACGACCTGTGAGGAAGAAAATGAAGTATCCATACAAAAAGTTGGTGTTGCCTAAAGAAGTGGAAAAAGTAGGCAACGGCAAGTTGACGCCAAAAATGCTCAAGAAGGTCAAGACTGGCGGAATCATGTGGACTGAGGCTGCTGACGCATTCAACCTTATGTATGACGCAGCATTGGCTGCTGGGTTCAAGCTTCGCAACGTAGGTGACTTTAGGCCTTTTGAAGGTCAATTGGCCATGTTTAAGGACCGCTATAGCGAGAAAGACCTTGGCAGAAAGCCACAGGTTACCCGTAAGTACGAAGGCAAAACCTGGTACCTAAAGCCCGGCAAAGCCCCAAGCTCGACACCCGGCAACTCAAACCACGGATTTGGACTAGCGATTGACCTTGGCTATGAAGCTAAGGGTGCACTTACATCAATGGGTGGTAAATGCTTAGAGTGGATGTGCGAAAACGCTCCCAAGTACGGTTTCTACCTACAGGGCGACGACCCTAAGTCTCCAGAATTCGAGGCTTGGCACTGGCAGTATGTATGTGGGGACACCCCTCCAGCCGCAGTGTCGGGTGGAGCCCCAGCCGCTGCAGCGCCGGCTCCTGCTGCCGCTCCAGCTGCTCCAGCCCCAGGTGCCCCAGCATTCCCCGGAGAACTTGATGTTGGCTCCAAAGGTGGAGCAGTAAAGCTCGTTCAGGCAAAAGTTGGCGCTAAGGAAGATGGAGATTTTGGACCCGGAACAGGTGCGAAAGTTTCTGCATGGCGCGAAGCTAATGGGTTAGGCAAGGGAACCAAGGTGGGACCAAAGACCTGGAAGGCGATGTTCGGCTGATAGCCGACAGACTTTCATGGAAGCAGTGTACGTTGCCCTTATTAGTGCCGTCGGTGGCGTGATTATTGCCATAGTCGAGTCTGGACGCAGAACCAGCAGGGCAAGGTGGGAAGAAAACAAGCAAGACCACAACTTCGTCGTCGACAAGATTGACACCCTCGGTAAGTCTCTAGGTATTTCGATTGACCGTGTTGAAAAAGGCGTAGAGCGGACAGAGCAAAAAATCGACGAACATATCCGCGACCATGCAAAAGGAGAGGTCTGATGGCCGGCAAGAAACCAGCAAAACCAATGGCAGGGCAGTCCAAACAAGCCCCAGAAAACCCCGCTATCTATGGTACTCAAGTCATGTTCATGGGCTCAAAGCTTGCGAAGTTCACATGCGATAAGTGTGGTAAATCGATTGTTCGCGGAATGATTCGAGTTCTTGGTGACACCAGTTACTGTTCAAAAGCCTGTGTGACTTCTGTCACCAAACAAAAAGAGGAGATGTCTCAATGAAAACTTTTCTATCTCTTATAGGTAGGGTCGCTGCAGTTTTCGGCAGCAGTGCGCTGGCTGCTGTTGCAGGTGGAGCAGTCTTCGGCGTCGAGCTATGGAAAAGCGCTGCAATCGCCGGCGTGATGGCTGCAGCAAAAGTTACCGAGTCTCTGCTTAAGTCTTACGCTGATGATGGGGTGTTAGATAAAGAAGAAATTTCCCAAGCTTTTGGTGGAAATAATTCAATGACTACTGCCAAGAAGGCACGCAGAAAAGCTCCAGCCGAACAGGTATAATATAAGTGGGCCTTGGTGCCCGTCAAGGGGATGCAGTAGTTTTTTTAAATTTATCTGTTGTTGTCTCCCCTTATAACTACTAAAGTATCTACATGACTACTTTGCGACTATCTATCCTGCTTCGCGATATGGAAATTCCAGCGTCGCGCAGAGACACCACAAAGCCAGAGAATCTCCGCTGGATGCTCCGAAACCTACGCATTCGCAATCTGGAGAACCCATGCATCAGCGAAGCCATCACGCTTCTCAAGAAAGAAATAGATAAACTTCAGTAATGGAAAAGGAAATGACGTGGCACAATGATGGCCACTCCCTCGAATTCATTATTGATAAATCCAACCTGATTATCTCCGCCGTCAATTGCCCGGCAGAAGAAGGCAAATGCAGGAACCGCCACGGCGCGTGCGTATTTAAGCTGTTCATTGACATCTATGGTCTTGAATGCAATGTCGGTGTAGTGAGCGCTGAACCGTTGCTTGAGTTTGCGTGGGCGTTTATCGGTGATTTCGACAATCCCCTAGAAGCATCTCAGTTGTGGATTATCCCCACAAAGGACGAAATCTTCTCAGCGTGGGCTGAAGCCCAAAATTAGAACGGTTCGCTCTCGATAGCAGCCGAAACTGCCTGCTGAAGGTACTTGATATCAGCAAGGTTGAGAAACTTGTCTACATCAACTGTGTACATATTTTTGTTCTGAACTTTTGTCTTTGCTACGAGCTTCATTTCAGTCAATTGGCGTATGGTTTTCTGGACTGCAGCCTCGGAAATACCAAGATAAATTGATAAAGCCCGCTGCGTCATCGAAGGCTCCATTAGAAGCGTAATGAGCATCCGCGCCGGCGCTGTCAACATCGATATGCCGTCTGATGCATATTGGGCACTTTTGCCGTCTAGGGCCTTAGCTATTTCTATAGCGAGCTCTTGTGGGGAACGCTTATCTGATATTCCCTTTTTAATGATTACTTCTAGGGGTTCTGTCATGCCCCCGTATTCCTTGCGTCTCTTATCTATTGACATTTCCACTATCCTTGACTGGCGAACATATGTTTGTACTAGTATTATTCATCAATGGCAATCCATGCGGGAGGGTGATTATCTATGAGCATACACGCCAAGTCAGAACAACCAACTTCACTAAAGGACAAGCTAGCAAGTTTGACCGTACATAGTGCAGGAGCATGCGCGTTTGGTCGCATTGCTAATGATTTAGATGATGAGACACGCCAGGCTTTATTTGACGCAATGCGTAGTCCTGCAAGTTCGAACAGTATCTGCAATAGCCTTCGTGAATCAGGGTTCAATATTGCACGTTCAACAGTTGTACAAAAACGGGCTTGCTTTACAGCGTCCGGCTCAAGCCGGTGCGAATGCTTCCCAGATATGTATGCGGAGGAAATATAAATGGCAGCAAAAAAACTTGCGGATAATCTCAAGCAGTTATCCACAGAGCAAGAACGCAAGGACCAACGTTCCAAGGTCCTGGGTGATATCGCTCAGATGTTGGAACGCAAAAACATCAGCCTGGAAGAAATTGGCAGCATCAAACGTGTGTCGCTGTATCAATCCTTGACAAAAAACGAAGAAGGTGACGCTGAGGTACATGACCTTGTGGCTCTCCAATTCTCGCCGGCCTTTGAGGATGGACCAAAGTGGCCCGTTATCCACCAAGGGCCAGCGGTGCAATTACCAAAAGTCAAGATTCCCAAGAAGCGTACAAAAGGCTTCAAAACGTGTGTGATAGTACCTGATATCCAGATTGGATATTTCCGTAATGCGGAAGGTCAACTTGAACCTACCCATGACGAGCGTGCTATCAGTATTGCGCTGGCCATCATCACGGACATCCAACCAGACCTTATCGTGTGCGTTGGCGACAACCTTGACCTTCCAGAGATGGGCAAGTACATCACGTACCCGGCATATGCACAGACAACGCAGGCGGCAATTGACGCTGCAACGAAGCTTTGCGCACAAATGAGAGCGGCAGCACCAGGTGCAGTAATACGCTGGTTGGCAGGAAACCACGAAGAGCGCCTACCAAAGTATCTAATTCAGAATGCTGCGGCAGCCTATGGACTCCGTAAAGGGATGACTCCAGACTCTTGGCCAGTAATGACTGTTCCTTACCTCTGCCGTATGGATGAATTTGGGGTTGAATACTTCCCTGGCTATCCCGCATCACACTGCTGGATAAATGAGAAGCTCCGTGTTATCCACGGGGACAAGGTCAACTCCAATGGCATGACAGCCACACGGTACCTCAATAACGAAAAAGTGTCTGTTATCTATGGACACATTCACCGTATCGAGATGGCCTACAAGACTCGCGAGGATTACGACGGTCCAAAGACCGTGATGGCAGCATCTCCTGGATGTCTCGCTCGTATCGATGGTGCTATCCCGTCAACAAAAGGCGGAGTAGACCTAGATGGACGCCCCCTTGTGCGCCACGAAGACTGGCAACAGGGACTCGGTGTCGTGACCTATGAAGACACGGGCGAACACAAGTTTTCTTATGAATCTGTGCTGATTTACGACGGTTGGTGCGCCTTCCGTGGCACAGAGTATAAGGTCTGACGAAAAGCGCGCGCATTCTAAACCGCAACGGTAAGCAAAGGCAGCGATGACCACCATAATAGGAATACAAGGGGACGGATATGCCCTAATGGTAGGAGACTCACGTATCTCTGATATAGGGAGAGACGGTGAGATTCTTTCTACCAGTACTTTGGGTGGTGGTGTTAACAAGATTGCCAATACGAAGCAGTTCCTACTTGGTGCTGCTGGGGACTTACGAGCAATAAATCTGTTGACTCATGCTTTTGTTCCACCACCGCCACCGGTGGGTACCGGGAAGAAGCTAGACGCCTTCATGACCCTAAAGTTCATACCCGAACTACGCTCATGCTTTGATGAACACGGATATTCCTTACCCGAAAGGGACTCAAGCCAACATGTAGCCGAACACGGTTCAACCATCATGGTTGCCGTAAACGGGATTCTGTACATCGTGGACAGTGACTATTCATGGATTATCGACTCATCTGGCCTGTTTGCCATAGGTAGTGGGGCACAGTATGCCCTAGGAGCCTTACAGGTATTGGTGAATGGCAAGAAGCTAGAACTGCAGCAGGCGAAGAGGGTAGCCCTAAAGGCTATTGCTATTGCTGCGAAGTATGACCCTGGAACTGGGGCTCCATACTCAACCCATATACAAGAACCTACCACCAAGCCGAAAGGTCAAAGTGGAACTAGAAGTACCCGATGAAAATGATGGATTAGAAGTACCTGAGCCTCCATCAGAACGTGATATACAAGATAACGGGTGGATGTTCTACGCAAACTGTAAGGGACGTACGAACGAGATGTTCCCGAAGGGGCATAAGGACATCAGCTACATACCTGGGGCAAGAGCCTTGTGTGACGGGTGCTTCGTGAGAACGCAGTGCCTTAACTATGCGCTGGAGTTCCCTGTGGCGGATATGCACGGCATATGGGCAGGGATGACTAGCAGGCAGCTAGCAGCGGAACAGAGGCGTAGGGGTGTAGGAGCAATCAGGCCGACGCTAAGTCAAATGTGGGGCGATTGAACTAAGTTCCCCTGACGCCGCATTTTTGGCAGAACTGCATGTTTTGTAGTTCCTCCCACACCGGCTCGCAGTCAGTCTTCCCGCACGGTTGGAGTATTACTTCCCCCACCATGTAGGCGCGAATCTGGTCAGCAGTCGTCGGCTTTGGTGCGGCGGGTGGCGGCGCGGGTGGTAGACCCCGGGATTCTCGTACTGCTTCATACAGCACCGTCGAGACCCACTGGTTTATCCGTGCTTCGCCACAGGCGTCGAGTATGGCGTTCTTCAGCCAGCCCGGTATTTGGACAACCAGGTTGTACTTACCGTCTGGTAGCTCAGCGCGCTGGGGTGTCCGAGACATCTTTGTCCACGAGCGTCAAGAGATACTCCGTGATTGTCATGTCGTAGGCGTCTGCCATGTCGACTATCCGGTTCTTGATGTCGGCGGAGACGCGCATGGTTATCGTCGTTTCGCCGGCCGCGTGCTGTGGCGGCCTACCCATCCTCTTGCGCATGGCAAGAGATTACTTTACGGAATCAGTTTGTAGTGGAGCTTTTCCCATTCACGCACTTGCTCCTGGTAGGCTTCCGAGAAGAATGTTCGGTCTCCATTGGTGTTCACTGCGACGGAGGATATGCCTCCCATCAGGCGTACGGTGGCGAGCACGCAGGGATGATACTTATCTTCAGCGTAGGTGCCAGAGGACACTGATTCTGACAGTGAGCGGACCTGACCCCACGCTTCGACAGGAGAGGGAGCCGGCGGCAATTGGCTGCACGCCTTCAGTACGGCTTTCCGAATCTGACCTGGACGCGGCATGTACGTGTCGTGCAGGGCTGCGGTCGATATGGCTTGTACGACGGCGGCGTACTCCAGGTCAAGAATAAACTCAGCCCAGGCGCGCAGAGCAGCCTTCTTGGGGGCATCTGAGCTAGGCAGGCGGTCGTTCCAGTGTGAGTAGAGAAGTTCTACTGCTTTGACTACTTCGTCCTTGGTCATTCTTCCTCCACCGTCGGCTTGTACATACTAGCGAATTTCTTGACGCGCCAATCATCGCGGAAGATGAGCTCGAGTGACGTGTACTGCTTGCCGAGGTCATTCCCACCCATGTGGAACTCGGACTGAGAGCATCCCAGTACTGCCTTGATGGCTTTCTGTGCTCCGTGGCCGGCGATGCCGCGTGTGATGGCCTGGCGGCGGCTGTGGGTCAATTCAGGGCGGCGGCCGCGACCCGACCAAAATGTATCCACCCAAACAGTAAAGACCTCGAGTATGGAACTTTCTGTCACGGAAGAAAAGTATGGGAGATTTTCTACCTGAACTTTTTTACCCGACAATTTTTTGTGCGCCAAAATCAATTACTCCTTCTACCCGACAATTAGTACTACAACATATTGGTAGGGAGTTGTAGTACTAATTAAGACTTATCTTACTCATAAGACTTAATCTATTTACTATTTACGGTTCTAACACAATCAGCGCTAGCTGATGTCTTAGAATCCAATTACTGTTCAGTACTGTTACCCACCCCCCTATAGTCCCCCCTCCCACGAGGCAGAAGAGTACTAAAAATGAATTAGGGCAGCACAAATAACGTTGCTGGATTTTGGGCAACGTTTACTGAAGGTTTTAGGCCGGCCTTCGTATGTAGGGGGTGAGCGTAGCAGGCTCGAGTGGGTCACGCAACCATGATGTGGGAATTTCTTTGAGCTCTTCCGCCACCGTCAAATGCTAGCCAGCGCTGCGGGCTCGACAGCCCCGACATCCCCGAACATGTGTTCGTAATGGTGTACTCTATTCCCCGGGAGGTCCCCTTCCCTCCTAGAGGGTTAAGAGTCCTAGTTGCAGCTTGTGGGTAGGTTGGCTGCACTAGGGCTCCCCTCACACCAGTTCTTTTTCGAACCAGCCGTGATTGAGCATTATGCCGATGGCTGCGTAGCCGGCGACATCGAGGATGTTGTCTTTAATCGATTCGTTCTGGGGCTCTGCAGCTTTTAGGATGAGGTGCTCGAGGCGTGCAATCTTGTCATGGCAGCGCACGATGACGCCGTAGGTCCCAAAGCGGAGAATGTTGTTGTGGCCGTAATCGCGCTGCTTACGGATTAGCGTGTCAATTAGCTCCTGCGGTGTAAAGCTATTTCCAGTGTTCGTTGCATAGCGGTAAGCCGTGCGGCCGACGCCGGCCCAATGAAGAGAAGTACTCTCACTTTCCTTGTTACGCGAGAAGTCTTCTTCGAGGTAGGTAAACGCGAGACGAAGCTCGGCGATAACTATCGCGGGAGGCTGCTTCGGGAAGTCCATTATCTTCTCGACAGCCGCTGCGGCCGCGTCATTCCAGGTTTCGATGGGGTTAGTTAATGTGTTCATGCGGTAATACTAGTTCTTCCGCCACCGTAAAAGAGTTGTACTAGGAACCTTTTTTGGTGGGTTTCTTCTCCAGGATGGCACCAGGGCCGCCAGATAGGAGCTCCATGGTCTGGGGCTTTCCAGTGTGAGACTTCTTGTTTGCGCAAACAGGTGGAGTCGAGACAGAGACCATCAACTCCACCTTGTTGCTGCACTTTGGGCATTTCCATGCGAACCTCTTAGACATGGTCCGGGATGGTAGCACCATTTTTGTCAACTGCAGGTGAATAGCGCTACGACGGCCAAAGCGAATATCACTGTGGCCATTATTGTTCGCCTGCCAGGCTGCGGATGTACTGCAGAATTTCATGACGTTTCTCGTCTGGCTGGTCTGCGTAGACCTTGAACATGATGCTGACGAAGCTCTTAAGTACCTCGAGCATGCAATCGTTCAGCAGCTGGCCAGCTTCATCGATGAGGTCTTCAATCTCGTCGACGGTCCCAGCAGCGATAATTTCACGACGCCCAGGGTGGTCGAGGTGCACGCAGCGGATTTGGGGGCTCAGTGGGAACCCCTTCTTTTCCAGGGAGTCCCAGATATAGAGGTCTTCATATGGGTTGGGCATGTCATCAAACATGTTGTTCCTTTCTGTAGTTACCAGTGCCGCCAGCTGCGGCCCCAGCGGGGAGATGTGTTACGTAGGTAGCGCGCAAAGCGCGGGAGAATCTTTTCCACAACCTCGGGGATAAAGATGTGGACAAAGATGTCGAGGCAGCGAATAAAACGACAAGGGCTGCCGAGTTTAAATCGACTTACTGGGGGGAGTTCGAAACGCGGTAGTTCACGGAGGGTTTCCTTGAGAGTCAATTCACGTGTCAGCATTTGGTGAGTCATAGTAGCTACTTAGTTATGTAATTACAACCTCTTCCACCACCGTAAAAGAGTTGTCAGCGCTTTTTGGCAGTGGGAGTGTCACTGGCTCCAGGGCCAGAAGGAAACGTTCGACGCTCGAGAGGATTGTCGAGACGTCTTCGGGTGAGAAAGGTTTGTCAGTCACTGCCAAGGCGGCCGCATGCGAGATGCGTTCTTGTAGTAGCGCTGCAGCGATGACTATCTCGTCGTAGATGTCATCCATTTTCAGGCTCGTCTTTCATCACTCCATACTCCAGAACAGCGTCGAAGACTTCGCCACGCAAACTGTTGAAGGAAACATCTTCCAACTCTGAAACAATCATCGCCCACTTTTCTGCAGGCAACCACATTTCGTCGTCGGGGTCAAAGTCGAACGACTCTTTGTCAAACAAGAGCACAAAGACGTCGTCGTCGTCATGCATCTCATTGATGGCCGCTTTCAGTTCAGAAATCTTCACTTGTACTCATTTCCATATTCGCCTAGGTCACCTGTGCGATTGATTGCTGGGTAAACAGGTCCGTAGCCATTTTTGTCGAGCAGGTCGCTGACCATTTCTAGACACTCTCCGTCGGTCGCTAGTTCTCCGTCGATGCGCACAATGCGAATAATTTCCTTGATGATTTCCTCAGGCGTCATGAGCAACTCTTTCTCTAGTTGTTTTTCTACTTCTATGCACGCGTTACACATTTCTTCTTCACACGTGCAGTTGTCAGGTATCGGGAATTCCCAAACATCAGCGGGGATGGGAATGTTGTGTACCGCTCTCATTGTTCTTGCAACACTTCATCTAGCGCTTCATAGTCGAGCGATTCGTCTAACCAGGCTACGCCGTCTGGGGTTCCTGCTGACGTGTACACAAGATAGTTAGTTGCGAAATCACGGTACGTCACTTCCTTATCAAGGCTTATGACCATGTTGTACAAAAATTCGTCATTCATTAGCCACAAGGCCACGTTCCACGTTGCGTGGTTTTTCCATCCGTTGTAATCGCTCATGCATCCACTCCACAGTTTGCGCAATACGAGTCGTACTCGTGATTGCATAAAACCTTCTCAATAATTTTTGGCTCCACTGTGCCGTAGTCAAGGCTGTAACAGTGAATCTCTACAGGGTCGTTTTCTTTAGCGACGATGACGTAGATGTATTCCGCATAGCACTCGATTGCTTCTTCAAACGTCTTTATGAACGGTTCGTTTGGCGTATCGGTGTAATACTTGCCCCAGTATTCTTTTATCTCTATGTGGTTGCCGAACGTGTCGTCATCTTCTTGCTGAAATGGGCTAAGGAAAGACCAGCCGTTATGTTCGTCAAGTAGGACACGACATGTTGTTTCGTACCCGTCACGACGGATGAACTCGGAAAGAACGCCCATCATGTGTGTGGGGTATCCATCCCAGTGGACATAGCGCCCCTCTAGTTCGCCGTTTTCCAACTGGCGTGCAACAACTGAACGAGTTGCCATTATTCTTCCCCCTTTATGATTTCGACGGTGATGTTTTCCATGTGTGGACCAAAATCTTCTGTGTTGCGATTGCTATAGAAGAAATCGTCAATCATGCAGTTCAGCACCTCGTACGGGTCTACCTCGTCTGGTACCGACAGTTTGATAAGAATCTCTTTCATTGTTTATTCCTCTTCTTCGTCGTCTGGCATACAGTTGATGCAGGTGTAGATGATGATTGCGGGCTTGACATCGTCTTTGATGCTCAGCATCCCGTAGTACGGGTTCCAAGTGTCTTTGCACTTGTGGCAGTTCCAGTAGGTCAGTTCGCCTGACATGTGTTCCCCTTTGATAGTTAGTAGTTAGTAGTTGTGGGGTGCACGCTACACCCCACTTAGCCATTTTTGCAAGTGGCTACTGCTAGATTATTTTGTGACTTTGGTCACGCCATAACTTTGACACGGTGGCGCTCCACCCATACCTCGCCCTTGCCGTTTAGTGGCTTGACGAGATAGTCAATGTGTCCGAAGCGGACACGCACGTCAGCAATCTTCACGCCGACGTCTAGCCCTTCCATTGAAAGCACGCCGACTTCACCACGTGCTGTCTCAGGCTTGATTTTCTCTACCTGCTGTTTGTCATAGGTTTCCACTGCTTCTCCTTTTCTGTAGTGGTGACCTAAAAGTTATCCAGTACACCTGACAAACACAACACGAAAGGCCAAACTTTTCTCGAGGGCCACGTGTCATCCACCACCGTCTGGTTGTAGCCCCGTTACCGGCAGCGGCCCCGCGGGGCTTCTGGGGTTCCGCCGCAGCCGGCAGCCGGTCGAGTAGTGTCAAGAGTATGAACCGATGGGACAAAAACATTCAAGCACTATCCGCCTATGTTGCCGAGAACGGCACAGCACTCGTACCGACCTCGTACAAATGTTTAGTGGACGGCGAGACGGTATCGCTGGGGTCGTGGGTGACCTATGTGCGTATCAAGTACCGCGCTGGAACGCTTCAGATGGAACGCATGGCTCAGATGGAAAACTTCCCTGGTTGGACATGGGGTCCTTGTAAGCCTGGACCGATGGGTAACCCTGACCGTGACAAGCAGATGGTCGCTATGCGTCAGGCTGGCAAGTCACTCCAAAGCATCGGAGACGAATACGGCTTGTCAAGGCAACGAGTTCATCAAATCCTAAATCGCATGGGACATCGGGAAACCGCTAGTGCCTAGACACCCTGAAGTAAAAAAAGAACCACGACCATCTCTACTTATCGCTTTAGGCGGAGTAGGGATAGCGGGTTCTTTTTATGGAAGTATTCTTTGGGTTGTGTTGTGGTTTGTTCGTTCTGCTGACATCGCAGAATGGAACGCCCCTTATTGGAAGTGTGCTATGACTGCCCTTGCCGTAAATGCCTTGCGCCTTTACGACAAAAAGGTATTCGACTAAGCCTCTTCCGCCACCGTCAAAGAGTTGTCCTCGTCTTATTCGGACTGACGGAACACCATCAGTCCTGCGACTGCTGTGCTGTCAATGTGCGTTGGGTCTGCGAGTGCGATACCTGTCACCCACGCTTCTTTCGGTAGTGGCTGTGTCGGGTCATCACCCACAATGCCACGCACCTTCTGTATCGCTTCGCTAATCGCTTCGCCATCTGTGTCGGCTTCTACATCTACGCCGACCATGACCTGAACACGGTACTTTGCCATTGTTTCCTTCTTTCTGCCCGTACCTTCCATACGGGTCGGGTGTCTTTCGTGCCTCTACGGGCTTCCTGTGGGGCGAGTTCAGGCGAGTGAGTGGCTGAAAGGGGGAAATGCCACCCACTCGCCACGCAATCGGGCAGGCTCACTACTGCGAACCTGCCCGATACGGTCTAGCGATAGGTGAGTTCGTGACCTGTCACGCTCTCGTACACACCTTTCATGTGTGACGGAACGATGGACTTCACTTTCTCGCCCTTTGACATGGCTTTCAGCATTGTGACTGCCTGCTCAGGTGTCTCACAGGTGTAGATACCGTGACGCTTGATGAGTGCCACGCACTCCATCACTAAGTCCTCACCCCAACTGTCACCCTTGCCTGTGACCCCACCATCGGTGACCCAAATGACAGGGGAAGTATTGCGCTGACGCTTTCCGATAGCCCAACGCAAGGCAGGTGCGTCCACTCCGTTGCCACCGTTCGGTGACGGAAGTTCTTTCACGCACTTGCCCTTGTTGGCGACCACATACAGGTTCGGGCGACTACTGCGCCCACCTGAATACTGCGCCACGAGTGCTGACGGTGCGCTCAACACCATCTCCATCACTTCATCGTGTTCCAGCGACATAGAACCACTCGTGTCAATGAGTACCACGCCACCTGCGCCCTTCACAGTACGGTCAAAGATACGGCGTTCAGGGTCGGTGAGTAGGCGAGACATACGGCGTGGGTTACGCCCTGTCTGCGATGAGACACGCTTGCGTCCGATAGCACCCATCACATTACGCTCTAACGCTGGTGTGGAGATACGCAGTTCTTCCCACAAGGTCGCACGACCTTTCTTCGGGATAGTTCCACGACCCCAACGGTCATGTGTGAAGTTCTCGCTTGCCTTCTCTGTCGGAGACTTGCCATCTTCATCTTTGACTTCGCCTGACGGTGCGCCTTCGCCCTCTTTGCCTTCGCCCTCTTTTTGTGGCTGTGGCTTTCCTGTGGGGTTGTCACACAATGCGCCGACTTGTTCCTCTACCCACTTTGCGTAGTTCTCCACATAGCCAAATCCTGACAGGTGGAGACGAGAGTGAGTGGCGTGGAGTGATGGAGTAGAACGCTGGTTGTCCATTACAGAGCGAAAGTAGTTCTCGCCTGTGTGGGAAATCGTCTCCAACAGTTTCACCCACGATGGCTCGTGCTGTGCGACACCACGCAAGTATTGTTCGTATCCTGCCGTGCCACGAAACGCAATAGCGTCCATCACGCACGAGAGAAAGTCGCCCACCTCTGCTGTGCGCTTTCCTGCGAGATACTCGCTTCCGTCTGAAAGGTGAGTTGTTGGCTCAAATCCTGCGTAAGAACACAGGACATTGACACGCAGTTCCTCGCACACTACGAGCGTAGGTGCTTTGGCGTAGCCACGAGCCACCCACTTCTCAAACTGCTTCGCCGTAGGTGACACCTTTGCGTGTGTCATCTCGTGCGCTCGTATCACGCGAGAATGTTCGGTGTCGTACATCGGCACACGCATCTCACGCAAGGTGACTTCCGTTGCTGGTTCACCACGCTTGGGTTGGACATTGACAATGTTCCAACGCTTCTCTGCGTCTTTCGCTGTGTTGTCTCCACGAGACAACATCTCAGGCTCAGGGTACTGTGGCGTAGTACCCTGAGCGATGTTCGCCGTAATCGGCGTTCCGTTTGACTTGCTCACAATGCCCTACTTCTGTGGGGTCATTGTGTTGATAGCGATAGCGTCCACCACGCTCTTAGCACGGTCACGGAAAACCATTTGCGCCGCCTTTTTTGTTCCGAGTGCTGTACGCAGTTGGTCAAAGGCGTAGAACGCACGGAGAGAGATACGGCGTTCGCCTGCGTCTGCCATCTGACGGGCGTAGTCACGCAAGTCCTCGCTCAGACGGGCGAGTGCTGACGGGTGTGGCTCGTTGATACGGATACAGACGGGGAAACGGTCTTTGAGTGCCATTGGTAGGTCGCTCATCTGCTCAATGTTCGTGGTCATCACCACGCTGAAACCTGCGTTGGGGCGCAATACCTGACGGGTCTGTGGGTGTTCCCACTTTGCGCTTTCAGGGCTGTCTGTCATCGCCAGCAAGGTTGCGAACACATCGCCACCTGCCTTGTCAATCTCGTCAATAACGAGACGACCACCTGTGTTGCCATCGCCCTTCCACGCACGGATAGCAGAGCCTTCCAGCCACGACCACGAGCCGTGGTCATTTGGTTGCCAGCAACCTGTTACATCTGCGTTGGTCATGTCATCGGTACAGATGAGACGGTGTGCGCCTGCTTCGGTGTTGCCGTATGTCAAGCCTGCGAATGTCTTGCCTGTTCCTGGCACTCCAAACAGAATGAGACGGTCTATGCCTGCTTCCAGCGCATCATTGACTTCTTGCCAGCAGGCAGGAAGTGTGGTTGTTGTGTCTTGGACACTTGTCATTGGTTTCCCCTTTCGTGGGAGTTTGTTGTGGGTGTGAAGTGTAGCCACATTGTTAGTGGCACACAACCTTGTTAGCCATCATTTCTAATGGCTCTCTATGTGGGGTGGGCGAGCATCTGCCGTGTCTCCCACCCCACACGAGACTTTGTGACTAGGCGACCTGCGCTGTGTCGGTGGACTTGGACTTTGCCTTCGCATCAGGCGAGATGGCTGTGGTACGCACCTGTGAGTAGGTGGTGACCTTTGTGATGGTGTCTGCGACTTCTTGTGAGACGATGCCCACCTGAACTGCGCTCTCCAACATTTCACCGTCCACTACGGGCTTGGTTACTTTCTTGTAGGTGGCAGGCTTCACGAGCATCGCCAACTTGTCTGCGTCATAGGACTTACGCTGTCCGTCCACGATGGCGACTTTGATGCCGTCCACAACGCTTGTGTTGATGCCTGCGATGGCGAGTGCTTCACGCAACGCCTGCTCTGCTTCCTTCTTTTGTGCTTCTGCCTGTGCGCTGGCTTCTTTTGCCAACAGGTACAGGCGTGTTGCTTGCTCTACTGAGTGTGTCACGGCATTTCCTTCTTTCTTGGTAGGTGTCAAAGTGACAATGTGTACCTTACAGGTGTCAATGGTAGTTGTCAATAGGTTTCTGTGTGTCGTTTGTCACACGCCTACCGACCTTGCCATCGGGCTGTTTGGTACAGGGTGAAAGATACAGGGTGTAAGGCACAGGCACAACACTCACACAACATCTTTCTTCTGTGTCTGTTGTCACAGGGTCGGGCAGGCGCACAGGTACGCACACGCACGGGCAGGCGCACACACGCACGGGCGCAGGGGGCTTCTTCCACCACCGTCAGCCTTGTGAGCCCCGTTGGGCGAAGACGGCTCGCGGGGCTGTCACCCCAGATGTCGCCCCAGAAGTCGCATCTGGTTCAGCCGAAGTTTGGACTTGCTCAAAGTTTGGGGTTAGTCCGACTGTGATGTGTCCTATGTGATGTGTCCGACTAATCCCTGTGACAAACGACACATTGACATTGTGCCTTACACTCTGTAACTTGTAATCACCTACTAGCCCACGAAAGGGGACAGAGATGACCACATCATCACCTGTGCGTATGGCAGAACTTGCCCAGCGCACACTCACTATGGAAGGGGGCGAAGGCTTCACTATGGAACAGGCGATACTGTTCGCATACTGCGCTGACGGTTTCCGTCTTCTCGCAACAGCAGAAGACATTTACGAAGCGTTGGAGAGCCTTCCACACATTCAGTCGCTCAAAGAAGACGACCAAGGCATTGGCATCATCACAACAGGTTGGGCTGCGCCACTCGGTGACAACGGAGAAGTAGAAGGCGCACCAAGCGCACACCCTGAGCGCAAGCGTGTACGCCTTTGCTCGTGCGTTGAGCGTGGTGGAAAAATGGGGTCGGCTCTCGCCTTTGAGACTGACCCTGACGACCTCGTGACAGACGAAGGCAACGGAACAGGCTCACTCGCTAACGCCTTGCTCTCTGCTCTCAACGCACTTCTCGCCAAGAACAACTAAACCACAACCCACTTCCAACAGTTAGCCCTCACTTGCCTCGGCAGGTGGGGGCTTTCTGCTGTCCCCGAACTTCCCCACGAAGGGTCTTCCACCACCGTCAAAGTAGTGAAGACGGGGGTCGGTAGCCCCGGCGGGTTTTATTTAGGCCAGATAGTTCTGATGGCCGCTGCGCTGATGGCCGTGATGGTAGACAAAGCAAAACCCCCTGCTTCGCCAGCGTGAGACGAAACAGGGGGTTGAGCGTGACAGGGGTAGGAAAGACTATCCCTTGTCGGTCTGTTGAGAACGGTAGAAGTCCATAGCGGGGACAGACATCTGCCCTTTATCTTCCAGTTCACGGGCGAACTTGACAAGGATAAGACCCATGCGCTCGTCATCTACCAAGTGATAGTGGAAGAAACGGTGCTTGGTGATGTCGTGTAGAACAGCCATGACAGCGTGTTCCCCCGTTGAGGCAAGCGTGTAGTAATGCTCGTAAAGCGTTTCCACTATTTCTTCATCTGTCCAGTATCGCCAACTGGCGAGGTCTACTCGTATGTCCATGTATCTTCTCCTTGTATTAGACCGAGTGATGAGCCGTTGTCCCACTTGACATGAACAGTACCCATGTCGTCAATGTAGTCCACAACGCCTTCGTCACCACTTTGTAGTTTCGTGTATGGGTCTGAGCAACGGATAAGGCGCACCCGCTTTCCAGCAAGTGCGCCCTTCACCCATTCGTTTGCGAGTTGGTCAATGCGTTTCATTAGCAAATCTGAAAGCCACCGCAGTTTGCTAAGAAAGTAGCGAACTCACGGACATTCTTCTTGTCAAACGGATAGTTCTTCGCAAAGTGTTGCTGACCGCCAGTTCCCCCACAGGCGTTACATTCTTTGGTTTCTTCCAGCCAGCCTTCGGGCTTCTCAACAGGTGTGTAGGTCGGCAAACAACCATTACCTTCGGTGGCTATCTCGTTGGCAAAGGCTTCCGCAATGCTGTATTCCACAGAAGGCGTGTAGTCGCCATTGTTGTCGGGGTTGGTGTACCAAGTGCGCTTACCAGTCGCCTGACAATGAACACAGGGGCGAATAGGCAAAGACGCAAGCCACTCGTTGCGTGTCTGCTCGTAGTTGTCCAGCGTTCCGTCACGCAGGCTCTTGCGTAGAACTTTGGCAAGTTCCTTCGCATCTTCTCCGTCAAGCCCGTCTCCGTCATTGGAGTATCCGTTCTCAACCATGCTCGTAAGTTCAGGTGCGACAAACTCGCAGAACTCCCACAGGGGACGCCACCACCACACATTGTTGCGGAAGTATTCGCCCTTTTCATTCTTTGGGTCTTGCCCAAATACGTCCATTCCCATTCCGTTCCCCTTATCTATTAGGTGTTGAGTGGGCGGGTGTGCCTTCCCTACGACATACCCCCTTCCCTTCTAGTCCCCCTACGGGCAGGTCGCTTGCGAACTCGTAGGCTAGTTGGGTCGGTTGCCCACATAGAAGGGTACAGGTGTCAAGCACAGTTAGCAAGTGTCATTTGTCACAGAACAGGTGTTCGGTGAGACACATTTGGTGCGACTGTCTCGTGAGACTAACTGGGGGAAAGTGTCTCAGACTGGGAGAAGGGTCTTCCACCACCGTCAAAGTCCTGTGGGAGCCCCGCGGGACAAAAATCCCGTCCGGGACTTCCGCCCCATCTGTGTTGCCATCGGCGACATCGGCGACATCGGGTTGCGTTGCTTGCCGACAGCCACTAAGGTATGCCCATGTCATTAGTCTCTATTGTTGTAGTCATCGCACTCATCGCATTGTTCGCAAGTGGCTAATGTCACACAATAACTATTTGACAAGTGGCTACTAACTTTGTAGTCTTAGATTCTCAACTCACAAAAGGGGGAATCATGACTGATTCTGTCATTGAGTGGGAAGAGGTGAGCAACACTTCAGACGAAGTGGAGTGGGACTTTGCGACAGACTTGTTCGCTGAGGTTGCCAACACGCTCATTGCCCATAATGAGGAACTTCACGAAGGCGACACTTGGTGGCGCATTGAGGGATTCCCATTGTGGAGTGGTGGGCTTGACGGTATTTTCCACGCCGATACGCCGATGAAGTTGTTGGAAAGTATTACCGTTCGTTCGGAATGGTCATTGCGCTACACGCTTGACCCCGAAACAATGGTGCTTACTTGTCACCTCTCTCACCACGATGCAAGCGGAACTTTTACGGTGAAGGCAATGCCTAATCCAGACCGCTAACAACTGAACAACACGGCGAACTGCCCGTCTCCGAAAGGGGGCGGGCTTTTTGCTTGCCCAACGACTGCCCGTGCGCCGTCTCCCGCCACCGTCGGAAGGTGCGAGCCCCGGACGGTCGCATCGCAGCGCGGGGCTATCGGGCGCATCTGCGCCGTCGCCACTCAGTTTCGTCGCCACCTGCCAACTCGCCACCTGTCTGTCACCCCTGTCTCGCCTGTGACAAACGACACTTGACAAACTGTGTTATCGCCTGTATCTTCTACCTTGTAATACACACCAACTACCCATAGGGGGGTACACAAATGGAAGAAGAACAGACACCATCTGAACTATTGGCTTCTGTAATCGCTCGCGCGATGGAAGTCAAGTACGAGATGTGCGTGGACAACAATGGAATGTGCGATACGCCACCTGTACTGCTCGGTGAACTACCGACAGGCGAAGGCTTCATCGCACCCGACTACAACGATGGACACCCAACCGACACCTTGCCGTTGATGCTGTCAGCACTCGCTGAAACGATGATGGCACAGTTCTCATCGGTTCAATGGAAGTGGCTTGCGTATGTCGTAGAAGGCTACGCAAAGCCAACACACGAAGGGGTGGAGAGCCTGCCCGAAGATTGGAGCCGTGGAATGTACGAAGAAGAGTACAAGACGAACCCAACAAGCGATGTGCGTGAAGGGCTTATCGTGGGTCTGTATCCGTGGGAAGGACAAGCCATCGGAACAACCGTGTTCTATCGCTACAACGACAAGGGCTTGCCTGTCTATGACGAGCCTGAGATGTTGGAAGGCGAGATGGAAGGGACTGTCGCAGACATCTTCAAGGCGTTCACGATGGCGTGTAAGACAATCACCAACGCCAAGAACAACTAGACCGTACCCCCTACGGAAGGGGGGTCGCCTGCCAAGTACGGTGGGCGACCCCCCTTTTTTCGTGTACCCAACCAGCCCTCTTCCACCACCGTCAAAGCAAACCCGTTGCGCTTAGCAGCCCCGCCCGGTATTATTTATGAGATGTCGTACGTTCGCTATGTGTGTGAGTTCTGTAATCACGAAGTCCAGCCAGGGCAAAGTGGAACAATGAAGTTGGTGTTGGCGTGGGTGCGTTCAGACAACAACACAGGAATAAAGGGTGTGAAGAACCAGCACAAGTACGCTCATTCCATCTGTGTGGAAACAGAGACTAAGCGTGGTGGTAAGCGAGAAGGCTCAAACGGCGAGCAGACGCTGTTTTAGAGTGCGAACAGCAACGCAATCGCAACGAGAACGATGATGGCAGTCACTTTGTATCCTTAGATACGAGCACCCAGCCACCTTTGCCGTCTCCGATGTAGGTCTCTTTGCCTTTCCAACCCCAAGCCCAGCGACAGCATGAAGGGTCAAGGGTACAGTCATCATTACTGTCAAAGTCAGCGTGATGAATGAAGTTCGGGTGACAGCCACCACGAAGTTTCTCTCCGAGCAACGGAAAAGCATCTAGAAGTTTGACAACGCAGTCGTGACACATACTGATAAAGCGACTTTCATCGCTACCAAGTAGGACGCCCACATTGTCGTCAAAGCCACCGTAGTAGCCGAAGTGGTCAATAGGCAAAGACCAGCCCCCGTCAGGAAGGCTGTCTTGTTGTGTGTTCGGTTGCTCTACACCACAGGTATCGCAGGTAATCATTGTGTCTTTCAGGGTTGGTAGATGTTGTACCCGTATGGGTCGTACAGAGTTGTCGTGGTCTCACACGGGTAGTGAAAATACTCGCAGTCAGGGACGCCTTGTTTCTCATCTCCGATAGATGCGATAAGAAATAGAGTTGCGCCGATGAGAGTTGTCCAAAAGACAAACCTCACGAACGAACGCACCTTGTAATAGATAGGTGGGTGGCTCATTCCTTCTCCCAACTACGGAAGTATTCAGGGTCGCCGACCCAAAATGCGCCTTCACCATTTGCCTTGTTCAGCCATTCGTCAAGGTTGGCATGAAGGAAGGCACGGTACCCCTCGGTCACCTCATCTGTGTTGTGCTTACAGATGTCCGACTGAACATTGTCGCCATCGGCATTGGTGTAGATGATTTCTCCACAGAACTCTTTCATGGGGTGAATGGTACAGGTGTCAAGCACACATGACAAGTGGCAGTTGTCACATCGTTGAGAGACAAGCAAGGGTGAGGTCGTCAAGACGGGGACACATCACGATGAGTTCTTCCACCACCGTCAAATCTCTCTGGGAGCCCCGATGGGCCGCTGCGGCCGTCCGGGACTTCCGCCCGCACTCGTGCGCCTGCGCCCGTGCGCCCGTGGGAGTTTCTCGGCTCGGCTGTCGGGGTTGGCTCGGACTGCCTCGCCTGTCGTGTGACAAACGCCACTTGTGTTAGTGCTGTGTTGCCTGTACCCTGTCAGGTGTAAGGGGGTGATTATGAAAGCAACCAAAACAGACCTATCGCTTATGGCGTTACTCTGCTCAGACCGTGAAGGTCGCCCGTGCGATACGGGCGAAGTCTTAGCCCAAGTGGGCAAGATGAACTTTCTCGCTGTGTGCGGTGGCAAGTGGGCGAAGGTTTACGATTCAGGCATGGAGACTGTCGGCGTGTTGATGCTCTGCGGAGAATCTCGCGCGGTGGAAGTCGTGCTAGACCCGTGGGATACCTACACAGTGCGCCGTGTGCGCCTTGTGACCCGTGGAGAACTGAAGGGTTCAATCGTTGTGGAGTCGCAAGTTTCAGATGTCTATTGTGACAACTTGAGCGAAGTCGTCTATTCCGCTTCCTGCTGGAAGTAACCAACAACCAAAACAACCGAGCAAGCCCGCCGTGTGCCCCCCGCACGGCGGGCTTTGCTTTGCCCGTGTGCCTGTGACCTTGACCCTTGCCCGTGGTGCGCCGTCTTCCGCCACCGTCAAAGTAAGTGAGATGGGGGCGAGAGCCCCGCTACCCCGCCCCCATCAAGCTCAGCTCAGCTCGACGGGCACGCTCAGCTCGAGGATTTTCTGCGTTTGTTTTTTGAAAAAGTCACGCTGCGTGGTCAAAGTTTGTCAAAACTCACGGAGAGTGGTCATTTTTGCTCGACTTTACTTTTTAGTTCGAGAAAAAGCAAGCGAAGAGGGCCAACTTCCGGCTTTCTGGCCAGATGTCCCTGGCAGCCCCGATGCGGCCGCACGGCCGTCCGGGACTTCTGCCCAGATGGCATCGCCAGACGGAGTTGCTCAGGTTGTCCATCGCTCTTGCTCGGTCAAGCCAAACTCGTGCTCGTCTCGGTGTGACACACGACACGTTGCGACTGTGGCGTACAGGGTGTAGTTTGCTATTACCTAAGGAGGGGTTTATGCCGGAGTTCTATCCGGAAGAAACCAAAGTCCAAAAGTCAAAACGATTTGCTAAATCCCAAGGAAAGATAGTAAAAGCATTTAGTCACACAAAGTGTGGTAGGTGCGGAACCATCATTGGTGAAGGCGTTGAGTGTATTTGGCTCAATGGAAAAGGTTGCTTCCACAAGCAAGGCGAATGTCCAAAGAAAGAAGAACAACAAGAAGAATGACAGCGTTGATAGTTGCGCTGGCAGTTCTTTTATTGTTGGCAATCTGAACGAAAGCCCGTCACAGAAATGTGGCGGGTTTTTTTGTGCCCGTCTTCCACCACCGTCAATGTAAATGAGACTGGGTCATCAGCCCCGCTGCTAACCCAGTTGATGTCCAGCATCTGAGTTCCTCACGACGTACGACATCGGATTATCAACTTTGTTTTCTTTTGTTTTTTGGAAAACGCTCACTCTGCGTGGTCGGAAAGTCAAAAAGTTCACGGAAAGTGGCAAAAACGAAGCGAAAGTCAAGTTCTTTGGAGTTTTTTGCTTGGCGCAAGCCCCCGTCGCTCACCCGTCGTACGTGCGATGGGTTTTCCCCGCGGTAGCCCCGTTTACCCAGTGCGGGGAAACGGGACTGTTCCGTGGTTTCTGGCCCTGGACGGCCCGGCGGCCCGGAAGTCGGACTGGCGCAGCGCAACTCGGACTGACCTGAGGCTCGGCTGTGACAAACGACACTTTGACATTTGCGCTTGACACCTGTAGCCTGTAGGCAAGAAGGGGGGGAAATGAAGTTTTATGCCAACATCACGCTCAACATAGATGAGTTTGATGCAGATAACGAAGAAAAAGCAAAAGAAATAATAGATTCGTACATCACAAGCCTTGCAAACACTGAAGATGAAAGTCTTTCGTGGCAAGAAATGAACTACGAAGTGAAAGAAGCCACTGAATGAGCATCGCCATTACGGCGTTTACTCTTTTTTTGTTGTTCTCCGCCGTGAACTAAGAACCGCCCGTCCCTGAAAGGGGGCGGGTTTTTCTTTTCCCCGTCTTCCGCCACCGTCGTAAAAGTGCCATCACGAAGGTCGTGAGCCCCGCTGATTTACCAGATGCTCGTGTCTGGTTCGCCAGACAAACCGTGAACTTCGGCGACTCCAACTCGTGCCTGTGACAAACAACACTTGACACTCCTTGTGCTGTTCAGTACACTCGCCCGTATGCAAATAATCACCACTATCAACGAACCGATACCTTTTATCGGAACGGTTGATGAAATGTTAGCCAACTACAACACTCACCTATGGTGGCAAGACCCCGAATCGTGGGAATCGGTATGTGACCGCTGCGCCTGTAAAGGTTGGCACAAGGCTGCCAAGTATCCGTGTGGGACAGAGCCACCTCGCCGTGATGTCGTTGTGTGGGTTGATGCAGAAGGTAATCAGCATCGCAACCACCCGACCCTTGCTGCTTTGGGTATCGCTAGCGATGAGATTGTAGAGTGACCGCTGTCATTTTGACGGTTGCTGTTTTCTTGCTGCTTGCTGTCTAGTAGATAATCCACTTGCCGCCCTGCTTAGTCGTGGGGCGGCTTTGTGCTGCCCGTAATCGCCTCGCATCGCCGTCTCTCTGCCCGTCTCGGCGACTTGCGGCTTGATGGTGTCCCTAAATACCCTGCTTCCAACCTGAGCCTTTCTAGATGTCTAGCGTTGCTCAAAGTTGGAACATCTCAGCCCGTCTTCCGCCACCGTCAGTTTATTGCGGGTAGTCGCGGGGCTCTCGAGCGCCAGCCGCACGGGGAGTTGCACGGGCGGCAGACCTCAGATGGCATCGGCTTTCGGGCAGTTTTTCGGTTTTCTTATTTTTTTAGAAACTGAAAAACCCGAAATCCTTTATTTTGGCGACTTCACGAACTTGACTTTTGAGTTTTTCGTGTTATGTTGGCAAACTTTGCCACACCCCCTTCTTCCGCCCGCGTTAGCCCCGTAAAGCTCGAAGAGCTGCACGGGACTGTCAGTCTTCTGGACGACGGAGTTGTTCTTCGGCTTCGGCTTGTTGCTGGCTCGGCTTGGAACTTCGGAAGGCTTCGCAACTTTCTTTTCGGAAAGACTTGACATCGTGCCTTGTTGCTTGTAAGGTACAGGGTGGGTGGAGTGCCTAGCGAAAGGAAATGCTATGTACTACTTCGTACGCTCGTGCGTGCGCTGGGGTTTACTAATGCTCACTCTTACTCTTGCTGTTTTTGGTTGTTCCAAACTCGCAAGCATAGATGAGACGGAAATACCTGAGTGCGAGTACTTTCACTATCCCTGCCCGTGGGATACGACAGTACCCGACCCTTATTTTGACCCAACAACAGAGATAGGGGGGTGAGATGGTTGCCGTTGTGGTTGCTTTGACAGTTTTTGCTTTATTGTCGGTTGGATAAATACCCGAACACGGGGGCGCATCGTTATTCGGTGCGCCCCTTTTGTTTTGCCCGAACTCAGCAACCTGCTTGGGTGTTTTTTCTGCTTCGCAGTCCCGGCTCCAAACAAGAGCCTTGTTTGAAGCCCCGGAGTTGTTATTTTGTGTTGTCGCCGTAGAATCTACATATGCCAACACAGAAACTCTGGTCGGACCGCCACCCGGATTATGGAGTGCCTTATAAGGTCATCCAAAGAAATTCCTGGGCCGAAACCATTTTGAGCTACGCAGCTTTTACCGTGCGAGTCCGTCCACCCGGATATTTCACACATGATAGTTACTGCGAGTTCAGGATGGGAAACCTGCCGCGCAAAGAGTCATTCCAGTCAGCCATCAAGAAGCTTGTTGGTCTGGGGTATTTAATCGAGACATCGCCAGGTAGCTACCAAATAACATCAAAGGGGCTAGACGCCAACCTGCGCATCTCGAGACGAAACGCTAAAGCGCGTAACCGCATTGCCGACGAGGATTAATACTTTCTCCACTCGCCTTCGTTGTCGTCGTTGCCATCCCAGTAGGTACAGACACTTCCTAAATGCTTTGCGGCAACGTCGATGGCGGGGAACTGCTTGGAGAGAGCCTCGTGCAAGTTTTCCAGCCACCCGGCACACCATATGTCTTCTGACATGTAAGCCATGAGGCGTGGCATCATCCATCTGACCGCCTGGAGTAGTTCGAGGTACTCAATTGTATGCGGGTCATTTTTGTAGCCAGCATTAAGAGCCACGTGCAGTTCGGTCCAAGACCGTGCTACGTCTTCAGGGTCATAAAAACGCTCTTCGCTCATTGTTTTTTATTCCTTAGCGGATTAGAATTGATATCGCAATGGATGATAGCACTCTCTTTTTATGGGACGACCACCTAGCGGCGTCCTTCCCTTATAACGCTGAGCAAGTAGCGCAGGTGAAAGCTGTGCCGGGGGCAAAGTGGGACAAGGTCGCCAAAGTATGGCGCATACCGATGACCAGTCTTCATGAAGCCAGGGTGTTTGCCGAACTACATCGGTTCAAAATCGATAACGAAGTTCTCAAGTTCAACCTGCCGGAGTCAACCAACAAGGCTCAGGGTGTTTATGTCGACGATGATTGGGTGTACCTAAGTTTCAATTACGACCCGGTAAAGGTTCGGTCGGTTAAATCGTTGCCATCAGTAACATGGCACCCACCAACCAAAGCGTGGCGTGTACCGCTTGCTGCCATCCACGACGCCATCGCATGGGCAGAGAAGTTCGATGAACCCATAGCCGAACGTGTTCGAGCTATTGCTGGGGTTATGGAGCGGAGCAAAAACGAAACCATTGCGGCGTCACGAGCAAAAGATGCGGAAATCGAAATACCAGGACTGCAGGGCAACCTTCTGCCGTACCAGCGAGCCGGAGTTAAGTATGCCGCCAATGCGCGTCGTTGTTTTATCGCAGACGACATGGGGCTTGGAAAAACCATGCAGGCCATCGCTACTCTTGAATACGTTCACGATTCCTACCCAGCCGTAGTTGTATGTCCTCCGACACTGGTGCTCAACTGGGCTAAGGAGTACGAGAAGTGGCTCCCACACAGACGGGTTGCAACGGTAACAAACCGCAAGGACCTGCCGGAGCCGGGCACTTATGATGTTGTCGTTGTGGGGTATAGCAATATTGACCACTGGCAAAACCATCTTAAGGGCCATCGGTCATATGTGTATGACGAGAGCCACTACGCAAAGACGCCAACAGCAAAACGTACCAAGGCGGCCATAAAGATGGCGCGTTCCGCTCCCAAAGAAGGAATAGTTCTGTGTCTAACCGGCACGCCAATCACAAACCGACCAGCCGAATACGCGGCTCAGCTTGACATCTTAGGTAACCTAAACAAATTCGGTGGCCTATGGGGTTTCTACCGACGATACTGTGCGGCTTTCCGTGACAGATTCGGGCAGTGGCACATCGACGGCTCGTCTCACCTTGATGAACTCAACGACATGCTGCGTAGTCAGTGCTACATCCGTCGTATTAAAGCCGATGTTCTCGAAGAGCTGCCGCCAGTTCGCCACTCAAAGATTGTCGTTGCGCCCAACCCGACAGCCATGGCCGAGTACACCAAAGCCGAAGATGACATTATTGAATACATGGCCAATCGCGCTAAAGAGTTGGCTAAAGAACTCGGCAAGTCTCCATATTCCGCTGCTGTCGTAGCCCGCATCAAAGCAGAGTCAAACGAACACCTAGTTCGCATTTCTGTTCTGCGCCGACTAGCCGCAAAAGCGAAGATGGATACAGTCTTTGAGTGGATTGATGGCAAGCTGGCCGGTGGCGACAAGGTTGTTGTCGCTGCACATCACCGCGAAATTGTCGACCTCATTGCAAAGAAGTATGGGGGCTTGAAAATTCAGGGTGGCATGAAGGTAGAAGAAGTCGAAGAGAACAAGCGCATCTTCCAAGCTGAATCCATTGACGAAGCACCCGTGATGGTGCTCTCGATTCAGGCTGCCAAGACAGGTCACACACTCACGGCAGCACAGGATGTTGTCTTTGTAGAAATGCCATGGACACCTGCTGATGTTGACCAGACCTACAGTCGGTGCCATCGCCTTGGGCAGAAAGGCTCAGTGATGTCCACATACATTCTTGCCGAGGGAACTATCGACGAAAAGATTTATGGTCTTATCGAATCAAAGCGCGACGTTGTGAATCAAGCAACCGAAGGTAGCGATGTAGAATTTAGTGATGGAAACCAACAGCTTGTGCTCGATTTCCTTGCCGAAGGCCTGCGCCGGAGCAAGATGAATGGAGTGGATGGATGACGCCGAGTGGGAAACCGAGTGGCAAATCTTTTTCATGCTTGAAAACGGGCTTGTTGAATATTTGGGAGACAATGATGACGGTGAGCCTCTCTTTAGGATTACCCCAGCGTTTCTTGAATTCTCACGCATAATCGTTGATATGTTTGACGACGATGAAGATTAATAAGAAGAGCGCGCCACAGCGTAATGTCGTTGACATCATAAAGACCGGAAGCTGGGGAAACGTTGAGTATCTCCATAGACTCGAATGTGGACACACGGAGATACGTAAGCGACATGCGTCCACGAGCGCTATCTCATGCACCGGGTGCGTCAAGGCGCAAATAGCTCAAGAAACCCTAACTCAGCTCGCTGTAAAGCCAACCGTCTTTGTGGACGTTGCTGACATACACGATGAACTTGCTACAGAAATCGCATCATACGAGCAAGACATTGGACGAACCAGGGCTTCTTTGGCGGCAGCACTTGGGGTTACTGTGGCGGATGTTGAGTTGATTGTTACCGAAAGCGATAACGGGTCACTAAGCGTCTCTCAGGCGATGGTTTTTCTCGGACCTTCAGCTATCAACAATCTCATCAAATCGGTCAAGTGACTCGTCTATTTGTGCCTGAATTGTGTACGCACGAGTGCCCGGCCCAATAGGGGTCACAGAACTGATGTTGAACTCATGGATGAGAAGGTTGCGTACTAACCAATGCAACGGGTAAGAGCGCGGGTCCTTGTTGTGTTTCTTGCGGAACTCTGAACAGTAAGCCATGGCTCTGTTGCGGAGGCCAGGAGTAACTACGTTCTCCTCAATGCAACGACGAACACCTTCCCAACCACCAGATGCGTACTGCATGATTCTGGCATCTAGGTCGTAGTCTGCCCAGAGTCGCCGTTGGGCGTCGATGTGGGGGAAGCATTCATAGAGTCGGTCATAGAAATCTGGCTCCGTACGGCAGACATCATTGAGTCTTCGAATTGCCACAGCATGGAGAGGTATACCAACCCGGGTATTAGACCCTGTAAGTGCAGCGAGGTCATAGTACTCACAGTACGACGCACCGTGCTCCTCAGTAATGAATTTAAGCACATCATCGGTTGTCCAGTCATATATAACTTTAGCAAACCGAAGAGGTATGTTTTTCTTCATCTTGTAGGGCGTCACGATGTAGTTCTCGTGGAGCTTTTGCACGCACGAGCGATAGCGAATCATTGATTCATTTGCACGAACACCCGTGATGAACGCGACTCGACCCTTCTTGCCCTGCATTGTGTAGTAGTCGATTGACTGTGGCAGCACTTCTTTGCGGTCTAGGCCAAAATGTTCTGCTGTGATTGCCCAAGGTGGCATCTCGCGGACCAATCGCCCTTGCGATTCGCGGTATGGAGACCAAAGCAAGCAGTACTCTCGGCGTCCAAGAACCCACACCTCTTGACCTGATGGCAAGCAATACCACTCCATGTCAACCCAGTCGTAGTTGCGTACTTCTTCAATAAACTTCACTACAGCAGGAGAGACCATCTCTTCGTCGCGAAAGATAACTTTCACGGGCCCAAGACCACGCTCTTCGTGTATCTCCTTGGCGAGGTACAGCACAGCCGTGCTGTCTTTCCCGCCGGAGAACTGGACGCATACAGTGTCAAACGTGTCGTACACATGGCGCATACGCTCTCGCGCTGCATCTACACAGTTGATATCAAGGAATAATCGTTGGCGTGTCATGCCGACACTATTTCTGGCCAGACGTATGGTGCTTCTGGGTCATCCGTCCACCCCCATTGGGAATAAAAAGACGGGTCTTTGCGGAGAAGATTAGAGCGGTGTGAACTGTGTACAGATTCATCTCCCCACCAGAATGGCAGGTCAGTAGCGTCTGCTTCTCCATAAGAAAGAAGCTTGTCACGACACGTGTCTTTGTAGCCAAGGTCAAGCCATGCATCACACATAGCGACTCCATAGGCAATCAACCCGTTGACATTGTCTGCCCACATCTTCGCAGCAGGATGGTTTTTCCACCCGAGTGACACTTCAAGGTTGCAACGGACGAGCTGAAGAGTCTCAACACGTTGCTTGCCAAGACGGCGGTAGTCAAGAACCTTTGCTGACTTCTGAAAGTCTGCGTAAGGAACAAATGTTTGCATTACCCCTCCTGGGT